AATTTATATAATTTATAAATATATAAAAATGCGTAAATGTCCAAAAGGAATGTTTTGTTTTGAAAATTTATCAATTTCAATTATTTTTATAATTATGTTTTGCGTTGGATATTTATTGTATTGTAATTTTAAATCAACAAATAATTTATATATTTCTGAGAAAGATGTTAAACAATCATTGAAGGATCAGCCTCAGCAAATAAATATAAATAATTACAGTGATTATGCGAGTGCCAATGGTTATGTGAGTGCTTACGATAATCCATATAATCCACCTTTTAGAAATGATGGATATTCATCTGCTCATATTGTTCCAATAAATATTCCTACTAATATAGGAGCAGTAAACGCAAGTTTCAGACAATTGGGCATTTTAACACCCATGAGCCAAGCAAGCAAAGACAATATTTTACCATTAATGGGTAGGCCATTATTTACAAGTAGAAGCAAATTTCAATATTATACAATTAGCAATCAAAACAATCAAGTTAAATTACCTATTTCTGTAAAAGGAAAGTCAGGATTAGATGAATATGGAGTAGATGAAGTATTTGATAGCGATAGTGTTTATGTAGAAGGGTATGAAGATGTTTTCAAAGTAACAAAATATGACAATGGAACCATGCGTTATTTACCGTTTGTTTAATAATATACTTTCGTTTAATAATATACTTTCATTTAATAATACACTTTCGAAAAAAATATAATAAAATATATAATCAATTAATATTCAATCAATGGAATATTTAACAATTTATTTGGTTTATATTTTAATAAATCTTTTTGTATTGATGTAGTAGGAAATAATTCAGAACCATAAATATCTTGTAATAGAATCCATTCAAATAATCCTCCCGAATAAATATATATATTTGAAAATCCTAAATCTAATAATTGGTCATATTTTTTTATTGGAGTTTCATCATTGGAATTTTTTCCATAAATTATAATTTTTACATTTTTATTGTCTCCGGAATTTAATAATTTATTTATTACAAATTCTTCCTTATCAATAGGAATTGTATTAATAATTAAAAAATTTTGATAATTTTCTAACAGTGTATTGATTAATAAATAACTATCAGCATTTTTAATAACAAATTGTACATCTTCAAAATTAACCTTTTGTTTTTGTTGATTATTTCCCATTATATATATTTTTTAATAAATATATCTTTAATAAAAGTAAAAAAATAAAAATAAAAATAAAAATAAATTATAAAAATAAAAATAAAAATAAATTATAAAAATAAAAATAAAAATAAATTATAAAAATAAAAATAAATTATAAAAATAAAAATAAATTATAAAAATAAAAATAAATTATAAAAATAAAAATAAAAATAAAAATAAAAATAAAAATAAAAATAAAAATAAATTATAAAAATAAAAAATAAATTATAAAAATAAAAATAAAAATAAAATAAATTATAAAAAATAAAAATAAAAATAAAAATAAAAAAAAAAATAAATTATAAAAATAAAAATAAATTATAAAAATAAAAAATAAAAAATAAAAATAAATTATAAAAAATATATTTTTTTATAATTCAATTATAATTATATAAAAATTGTATGTTTATTAACGACAGCATGTATATTGAAAGTATTCAAATTATTAATAATTTAATTGAAGATAATTGTGTAGTTCAAGAATATAAATTTATTCTATTATTTTTATTTACAAATTATTTTAAGAAATAAAAAATAAAAAATAATTGAAAATTAGTTAATTAATTATTTATTTATTTTCTTCATCAAGCTTATTTATATATCTTATTTTATGATTGTTTTAAATCTTGTTCATCTTCACCAATGTCTTTATTGATTTCTTCATTGATTTCTTCATCACATTCATCTTCATCAATTTCATCATTATTTTCATATTCTTGTGTTTCTTTATTCCATTTTATATTTTTCGAGTTGAATAATATGTTCATATTTATAACTTCTGTTTTTTCAGCAAAACTTAAATGTTGAAATAACATATTTATTTGTGAAACATCGCGAAATCTTACGGTATACTCTTGTTGAATATTGCTTCGTCCAATTCTTCCAAGAGATTGAATAATTTTTTCTTGTGTTAAATCTAAATCTTTTCCTAAGTATCCATGACAGAATTGATAATTTGTTCCATAAATATAATCACTATCAGCAATAATTAAATATAATTTTTGTTTGTCTGCCAATTGTTTCATTATTTCGCTATATTCTGAGCTTTTATGGTCTGTAAATATTCCAACTCCTAATAATAGTAATATTTTCCAACTATCATCAACATTATTTAGTAACATAATAGATTCAACAATATTATCATCAATTGAACTTGTGAATGATCGAGATGTGCTAGATAATCCTTCAGCCCATTTATTTAGATGTGTTAATTTATTTGGAATAAACATATCGTCGATTGTAGCACGTTTTATAATTAATTTTAAATTATTAAGTTGTTCACTCATTTGAGAAATTTGTCGATTCTCAGTTTTATTAATTTTTTTAGTTTGTTTGGAATCATCAGTCACTTTTGATGCGATTTTATTTTCTTCAAATTCAATATTTTTTTCTAATTCGCAAATTCTTTCATTGATTTCTGCGTTCATATCAAGTTTATTTTGAATATCTGACATGACACATGCGGGAATATTAGATTGTTTAATATAAAATTTTGCTATTTTTTGTAAATCATTAGCAATAAATATAGTTGGTCCATCGGTCAATGTATGAGCATCACGTGTAGTAATATAAATTCCAACGTTATTGAGTTGTTGTTCAGCAATTCCGCTACTTTGCTCTCTGGTTGTTGATAAAGTTACTCCTGGTCCAATACTATTTATTTTGGATATTTTATTTTTGTTGCCTTTTAAGTCTACCGTTGTATTGATGTTTATTTTTCTGATTCTCGACGAAGTGAAATAGTTGTACACTTGTGCCCATTTATTTGGAACAATGTTTTTAAGTACTTTTAAATAATATATTTTAATGCTTTGCATGTCAATATCATTTATGCTTGCGAAATTGCGTTCAAATTTACAAGCACGAGATGATAAATTATTTTTTTCAACATATAGACAGAAATTCGCGGTTTCTTGTAAATCAATATATCTCAACAATGTTAAATTTTCTTCACAGTGAAGTACAACATTTAATACATCACTATAATTTTCGTGTAAATAATGAGGCATTATAATATATCCATTGCTGTCAATGAGAGGAATTGTTTTACGGCAATCATGACTTACTATATTTATGATGCTAGGAATATCACCATCATTTGTTGTAAATCGTGTTTTAAAATCATCAATTGTTAATTCCAATTCACATAATTTTGGCAATGTAGCAGATGACAACACAACATTTGGTATAACATTTTCTTTCCAATTTTTTTTAATAATTTTATGTAAACTATGCCTTTCATAGTCCATACTAATTGTTGGTTCATCCCAATATGTTATGATATTTTTTGCTTCATTGAATGCCAACATATAATACATTGCGTGTAAATATGAACGAACATCACAAATTATTATTTCTACTTTATCTCCAATAGCATTATTTACTTTGCGAATTTGACCACTCCTTCTATCTTTTGTATAGTCAGTTGCTGCAAAATAATGTAATCGAATATCAGAGGTTGATGAACATCCAAATGCGAAAGCAATCTTTTTATTTATTGATATTGCTGAACGAGCTAATGATAATCCAACGTGTCTTACAGCACATACGAATATCAATTTATTTCCTTCTGATAATCCAAGTGGAGAAATTGTTTTTCCAGTACTTGTTGGAGCAATATAAAGAATTAATTTTGGCCCAGGGCGTTTAATTTCATTGAATAATTGTTTTTGATGATTGTACAAAGACATGTCAGCTAATTTTAACAAATTTTTATTTTTTTCAATAATGTCTGATGAATGTTTAAGAATATATAATAAATTTACATTTTCTTCCTTTTTCATCAACACCATTTGACAAATATCTTTCACATAGTGAACAATTTTGTCTATATTATTTTGTAGTAATTTATTTAATGTATAATAATGAAGATGCCATTTGTTATCATCGCGTTTAATATATTTTAACATGCTTTCAAGATGATGTAATAAAATATATTCATAAATATTTTCAGCAATAGTCTCATCAATCGCGTCAAATCTTGATACGCGAATTTGATCCACACTTTTCAGTTTAACAATGCTGCCAACATTAACAATATAATTTTCTCCTGTCTGACATATTTGTTGTTTTTTAGTTGCGTTGAAATAAATGTATGATAAATTATATTTCTCAACTAATGTTTTTATTTTATCCAAAAAGTACTTGCTAAATAAATAATCTTCCAATGATTGGCTAAAATCAATTTTCAAGTAAGTAAATAATGAATCCGTCTTATTAACTTTGATGTTAACATTATTATATCCTTGTGTGATGAGCTTTAAAACTTCTTTTTCACTTTCAGACACGGCAATTTCAATAGAATTCCACTCAGATTTAGATAATTTGTTTTGTTTGAGATCCATTTGATGTTTTGAATAATAGTAATATGTGTCAAGATATATTTAAATTATTTAAATCAATTTTTTTAATTTTATAAAAAAAGAATTTAAAGACAACTGTTAATTTTTTCTTTTTATAAAATTATATTTTCCTTCTATGGCACTCAAATTCGATAAACTTATTATATAATCTGTTATATCATTTTCTATGTCATTGATTATATTTTTTATAAAATTATTATTGTATAATTTATAATTTTGATTTAATATGCATGGCTTTCTATTTTTTTATAAATATTTTTAACATCATTTGTAAATTCATATACTATATCACTTCTGAAAAAAACTTTTATATTTTATTTCTTCATTTTGTGGAATAAAGATTCGTTGAAGATTGTATTTGCTTAATTGTGGTCTTTTTTGAATTATTATTTGATGTAGATTTCATTAAAATATGTCAAGAAAATATTAATTAATATCTGTTATACAATAATTAACAATTTCTAACCACTCATCTAATATTTCGGGATTTTCTTCAATGTTTAATGTTCCATCTATAACTACTTTATTAACTTGATTCATTTTTATGTTGACATAATTTTCGTGTTCTTCATGGCATTGTGTTAAATAATCTAAACTTATAATTTCTTCGCCCAAACGTGTTCGATGTTTAATTCTATCATGACATATTTGAGGTGTTGTATCAATATATATGAGAGTATTTACAGAATAATCTAATGAAAATTCATTAAATAATTGCATGTAAATTTGAAAACAAACATCTTCTATATTTTCTTGTTTTTTCAGCAATTCGGCAAACACATAACAATCTGTATGTAAACTTCTTTCAGTAATAATAATAATATTTTTATTAGGTTCATCCTTTAAAGCATTTTCAATTGATTTTTTCAAGTAAATGAGCCTTGTAGTAAATGCCATAATTTGAAAAGCAAAAGCATATTTTTTTGGATTTTTGTAAAATTTCTCAATCATATTTTTACCATTAGAATCTTTTATATTTTCCCAAGAAGATACGGGTTCATCAACGAACGTAATTTTATATTTATTATCGTCTAATCGCAAATTTGATTTTAAATATTTCAACATTGTACTTTTTCCTGAACCAATATTTCCTTCAATTGATAAAATTCTAATTTGACTCATCATTCAATTATAACTTTATAAAAATATAAATTATTGAATCAATTTTTTATGTTTCAGTAGAAAGAGGTGTCCCTGTGACCAAAGACAAAAAGATACTACTCAAAATTATTTTTTATTTATCTAATTTATAATAATTGAGAAATTATTTTCTTTGTATATTTAATGAAACATTATTTTTTAATTCAATTGTTTAAATTAGAAAATAAATAAAATATTAATATATTTAAATATGCCATCATTTAAACCTAAAACTAATAAAAAAATTAATGTTTGTAAAAAATATTTGACTACATTGTGTGGAAAACACACTGAATTTGTAAATGAATTTATGTCAGATGAAGTGAATATTATACCTAAATTAAAATCTGAAAGATTAATGTGTAAATATAGATTAGTGAATGATGATTTGAGCATTGAAGAAGAAATGGAAATTAGAGATCGAATAATTGAAATTAATGAAAATATTCATGAATTAAAAAGAAAAAAAAATAATTATTATTTAAACAATTCTAAATATATTTTTGAATATTTTGAAAGTAAAAAAAATATTGAGAATTCAGATGAAAATAATATAAAACCTATAACAACAAAAAATCAATTATTATTCAGCATTTTTAAAATTCAACCTACTGAACAAGATTGTAATACAAATGATGAAATAAATACAAAAAATTTAGTTCAAAAATATTTGAGCAATATCGATGAATCATTCATTGATATGAATTTATATTTGAAAAATATGGATATATGTAATGTATGTAATATTGGCGAGATGACACCATTGGAAGATGAAGGAGTATTAATATGTAATCATTGTGCTACTCATATTCCATATTTAATAGAAAATGAAAAACCAAGTTATAAAGAACCCCCAAAAGAAGTATGTTTTTATTCTTACAAAAAAATTACACATTTTAAAGAAATTATAGCACAATTTCAAGGAAAAGAAACAACACAAATACCAAATGAACATATCGAATGGATTGAATTGCAAATTAAAAAAGAATGTATTGAAATGAATGAACTAAGTTATAAAAAAATGAAAGAAATTCTTAAAAAACTTGGATTAAATAAATATTATGAACACATAGCATTTATAAAAAATAAATTAGGATTATCTCCCCCGGTATTTAGTCAAGAATTAGAAGAAACATTATATAATTTATTTATGGAAATATTAGTTCCATATGCACATGTATGTCCTGATACACGCATTAATTTTTTAAATTATCATTTTGTTTTATATAAATTGTTAGAATTATTGGATGAAACACATTTTTTAGAAAATATTCCTATGTTAAAAGATCGTGTTAAATTGATAGAACACGATAATATATGGAGACAAATATGTAATATTATTGATTGGGAGGCAATTCCAACTGTTTAATTTTCTCAATATTGTGAAATAATAAAAAGAAATTTTTTATTTTTTATTTTTTATTTTTAAAAACAATAATTTAAAAATAAAATCTTATAAATGTACTTAGGCAACACCTGCAAGTCGAAGACCAATTCCAAGTCCTGTTCCTTGCTTGGCACTTACAGACATAGATGGTACATATGTATCTAAAATAGCAAAGGTTGCAGCAGCTGTGAGAGCAAGGGCAATAATTTCTTCAAAATTTAACGATCGTTTTGGAATGGCAAAGGCAGCAATAGAAACCATTAAACCTTCAATAAGATACTTAATGGTTCTTTTGATTATTTCATTAATGTCGAACAATCCACTCATTTTATATTATTTAAAAAGAAAAAAAATATAAGATTTAGAAATAATATTAAATAAAATTTTATAAAAAATAATAAAATAATAAAATGATAAAATAATAAAATAATAAAATAATAAAATAATAAAATAATAAAATAATAAAATAATAAAATAATAAAATAATAAAATAATAAAATAATAAAATAATATATAATTGCGATAAAAACTTAAATAAAAAATAATGTTTAATGAATAATAAGATGGGGAAAAAATCAAAACATTCAACATATGAGAAAAGAACAACTGAAACGGGACAACAGAATCCTAAATATGTAGATTTATTAGAGGTAGATCGACCTATTGCTGGACAAAATTTTGGTTGTTTTTCTTTTATTTCTCCTGAAAAAATTGTTAAACAGCGTGAGTTATTTTTCTTTGAAGAATTCCTAAAGAATTGGGAAATTTCTAAATCTATGGAAAAATTTCATCAATTTTTAAATTTTATTTCTTATAAGTATAGACTTCAATTTGATGGAGTTATTGTTGATTTTGAAGAATTTCTTAAAGATGAACGTGAATTAATTGTAAATTCATCATCATTAGAAAGTGATTATAAAACATTCATAGATAATCGCGAGCATGAACTTGAGAAAAAATTTAATATTAAAAATAATTTTCAAACATCAGTTCGCGGATTTAAAGCAAGAGGAAATTATTCAACCCAAGAAGAAGCTGAATTGAGAGCAAAAATGCTGCGAGAAGCTGATCCAAATTTTGATGTTTATGTCGGGCCTATTGGAACATGGTTGCCTTGGGAACCCGAAGCATACAAGACTGGTCGTGTTGAATATTTAGAAGATGAATTAAATCAATTAGCGCACGAAAAGAAAACAAATGAAAATGCCGCTAAAAATGCTTTTGAACAACGTGTTAAAGAAACAAAGCAAAAAGCAATTGATGATAATAAAAAAAATGCCGAAAAATATGGTGGTGCTATTACACAAGATGTTGATGAAGAAGGAAATTTGATTGGTGTTGGAGTTGTTACACAAGAAAAAACATTCGCCGAAAATGAAACTATTTCAGTTGCCGATATTCGCAGTGAATTATTTGAAGGTAATAATATTGTGACTGGTGAAACCGATCATGGAAAATCTAAATTAATTAGTGGGCCATTTTCTGGAAATGTATAAAGAAAATGACATGAATAACATTTAATTAATGCATTATTTAATATAATTTATATTATATGATGGAAAACAAATGTAAATTGGTATGTAGTCGTGGATTATTAAAATCGTGTACTTTTTATTCTTCAAACCCCAAATCAAGTTGTAATAATGATACATCATATTTAATTAATATGCTATCAAGTAATGATAAATTTGATGGAATGAGTATATATGTATGTAGTGAGTTGCTTAATTTTTTTGTAAATAAGATATTGCCTAATATAACAAATAAATTTATATTGGTCAGTGGTGATTCTGATTTATGTGTTCCAATGGAAGTCTTATCTCAAATCGAAACAATTAAATTATTAAATTTTCCATTATTAATTTATTGGTTAGCGCAAAATACACGTATTCAAGAAAATGATAAAATTATTCAAATACCGATTGGATTAGATTATCATACGATAAATTCTAATTCGAATCATATGTGGAAAGAAAAAGATGAACCACATTTGCCAATATTTCAAGAAAGTATATTATTTAAAGTAATTGAAGAATCGCCAAAATTTATAGATAGAAAAAATAAAATTTATGTAAAATTTACACTCGGAAGTGATAGGTTTCATGATAGAATAAAATCTTTACAAACAATTCCAAGAAATTTACTTGAAATAAATAATAATTTTACTAAGAGAACAAATACATGGCAACAAATGGCTAAATATAAATTCATATTATCGCCTTTTGGTAATGGTATGGATTGTCATAGAACATGGGAATCAATAGCATTGGGATGTATTCCAATTATTCGTTCTCCAAATTTTAGAAATTTATTTAATGAATTTAATGTTTTAATTGTAAATGATTGGAATGAAATTACTGAAGAATTATTAAATTCATATTTGAGTTCAATTGGAAATAATGAATTAAATAATATAAATAATGAAAAACTAAATTTAAAATACTGGGTTGATAAAATTCAAGTGGAACTATAGTATTTGAATTAACTTAATATTATTAATAAAAATATAATATTTTATACCAATATTATATTTTATACCAATATTATATTTTATACCAATATTATCTATTTTTTTTAAATATTCTTCTTATCTTTTTTGTATTTTTATATTTTTTAGTTTTTAGTTTATTTCTATATTTTTTTTTAGATTTATTATTTTTTCCTCCTGATGTATTATTGTCAGTATCATTTTCATTTTCATTCACGACTATAGGTGGTAAATTGTTTTGAAATTCTAGTTTTAATTCTTCAATCTGCTTCGCGAGTTGTGTTTTTTCTTCATCTGATGTAGCATTGTTTTTAGCATTAATTAATTGGTTAATTCTATCACGATATTGTTCGATTTGTACGTTGTCATTTGTTCCATCAACAATTTGCTCGTCAATAATTTCATCAAATTTGATATTTTTTTTAGAATTCATTATAAAACGTCTGAAAGGTGAAGAATTTAAATCAAAAAATCTAGATAATATATTATACATTTTCTCTTCTGTTAATGTTGTTTCACTGAGAAGTTCTTTACTACGAGTTGGAAGACGTGAAGTTTTAAAAAAATCTAATATTAAACTTTGAAATGCTTTAAAAATATACTTAGTTTCAATTTTTTTATATATATTTTTTCCATCAATATAAATATAAATAATATATGAATTCAACAAAGTTTTATTTAAATTAAGTGCGATTGTACGTTTGTCGTAGTTCACTGAATTAATAGTTGAATTCATTGTCAATTCATAAAATATATTTGGATTTTGTTTAATTAAATCTAATAAATATATAAATCGTAAAATATGGTTTAACCCTTTATGTCTTGTATCTATTTTATTTTCAATAAGTAAGTTTTGTCTTTTTATATAAGCATCTAAATTATCATAAAAAAGAACTACTAAACTAGAAATGTTATATGTATATGTAGTATCTTCTATAACTTTACGTAGTTCAGTTTTAGTTTTACTAAAAATTTGTGGTTCTTTAATTAAGAATTCAACAAAATGATCTATAATTTGGTGAGTTTCATTTTTAATTTTTAAAACTAATTGTATTCTGAATGTTTTAAAATCTTCATCAAAATAAGAAATTAATTTTGCGTTAGTATTTCCAATTTCAGTAGATTTGTATCCTAACTCACTGTCACGCATTCTATATTCAATTAATTCATATTCATGATCTTCAAATTGAACCGAATTTTCAAAAAATAAATTTAATCTATTTAAATTTTCTAATAAATTATCATATATAAAATCTGCGATGCTTTTTGTAAATGGATTAATCATTACAATTCCATTTTCATTTTCATAAACTAATGTATTTTTACTTTCAATTAAATAGTAATATAGTTCATCTTCTTCTTCATGCTGTATATCTTCTAAAAGATTTTTATAATTATTTACAAATGTTTTAATATTGTTATTTGTATTTATTAAAACATCAATATCACTTGTAGGATCAGTATATTTATATAAATTTACATTTGTATAATTATCATTTAATAATTCAAATACTGTTCCTCCAAAAAAATTATATGATATGATGTTTTTCTGACCTGCAGGTATAGCTAAATTAGATTTTACATAATTTAAAACTATTGGTTCAACTTCTGGAATAGATATTTTTGAGTTGAAAGATTTTTCTTTTACTGTGGTATTTTTTACAATTGAATAATAAATATCTCCATTATAACTAAAACTATCAAATGGAATAGTTGATATAAAATCTACTATTTTTTGAACATTTTTTATAACACTTTTTGACCACATGATTCTAATTGGGTCTTCAATGTATTTAAAATCTACATCTTCAATCGATTTTCTTATTCCTCCATATTTGTTCATCATTGTCATATATATGTAAAAATATTTAATTAATTTAATTTAAATTAGAAAACAATAATAATAATCATTATTGAATATTGTTTTATTTTTTAAAGAGAAATCAATGTAAATATAAATATAAAATATAAAATATAAAATATAAAATATAAAATATAAATGTAAAAATATTAATGTAAAATATTAATGTAAAATATTAATGTAAAATATAAAATATAAATGTAAATATAAATATAAAAATATTAATGTAAAATATTAATGTAAAATATAAATATAAAATATAAAATATAAAATATAAATGTAAATATAAAATATAAAATATAAATGTAAATATAAATATAAAAATATTAATGTAAAATATTAATGTAAAATATTAATGTAAAATATTAATGTAAAATATTAATGTAAAATATTAATGTAAAATATTAATGTAAAATATT